AACCTGCGGCTTTACGTGCTGTAGCACCTGCGCCAAGATATACGTAAAGGAATTCATTATCTAATCCTTTCTGTATATTTAAATCGCCGGTGGTAAATGATTTAAATGGAGAAATGTATGCTCTACCCGCATAGGGAACGAAAGCAAAATCTTCCATTCCAGCAATTGGGCCTAAAATATGATATACAGTAGCTGCATCAACTACATGATAGATATCACCATTAGTGCCATCATAAGTTAATACTAATTTCGTATTTGCAGTAGAAGTTGGATAATTATAAATTCTAGCAACATTAACTAAAGGAACAGCTACAGTTTGGGAAATTCCAAGACCAGGACGAGTCCTAAATGATTCACCAATAAATTCAATATTGTCAGCATTCTGCATATGGTCTAAAGGAGTATTATCTTTATCTCCCCTATCCCATAAACCTTTTAAATTGCTTAAATTTATTGGTTCGTGGCCTCTAACTGTCATTTTAATTTATGTGGGGTAGATTTATTAGACCTACCCCACATTTTAATTATTAAGCAGGAACAGTAACAACCTGAGAAGCAGCGTCAGTAACATAATTACGCCACACATCAGTAGTACCAGGCTTATAACCCTTAGCAATCGTCACATTAGCAGCAGCATCAGAGAATACATTGAATAACACACGATTCAAATCTCCCTGACCAGCGACTGACACCAGATTGATTTTGTTATTAGCATCATTAGCAGCCTGATTAATCACATTGTTAAGGAATAATCCCTGACTTGACGACATTGCAATTGCATTGGTATTGCGCAGGAATAAATTATTCTGAACAATCCATCCCAAAGGAACAGCAGCAGCAGTATTTAAACCAAGAATTGCAGTTCCAGCAAGTCCTTCAAATCTGCAACTATCAATTAAAACACGACTGCATCCACCATTATCCTCGATACCAATAGAAGTAGTACCACCATTAGCACCAATTAAACAGTTAGTCATAGTGAAATGACTTGCATCTGTAGTATCAACTGAAGCTGAACGAGTAAGTCTAACAGCAGCCGATGCATTGTGCGGGGTCATTTCAATATTATCAATAGACCAACCCGCTGCACGAATTTCTAATAATGGTGTAGTTGCTGTAGGACTAGTGGGAGGCAACCAACATGCTCCACCACCAGTAGCAACACCACCACTAGTAGCCTGACGTGGTCTATTAGCTGCTCCAATAATCTGCACATCATACACATTTAAAGGAGCAACAACTTGTTCACGTAAAACTCCACCTAATACAATAACATCCCGTGAACGGAGATTGTTAAAGATAGCAGTCATGGTCGTAAAACTATTACGTGGGCCATTTCCATCTGGAAATAGAAAGAATACTCGACCAATAGAACCAAGACGATTTGATAAAGCTACGTCACGACTATCCTGCCTAAGTTGCTGCCATAATCCGGGAATTGATGCCATTATTTACTCCAGCCTTTAAAAAGACCAACTATGAAACACCCCATAGTCAGAGTTTACCAAGTACTACGTGAATTTTTATAACCTGCTCTAAATGGTTGCCTTCTAATACTAATTCTTTGCCTTCCTTTCGTCGGAATAGTTAATGCTCTATCTAATCCCCCAATTGCATCATTATATAATCTGTCACTTCGTTCTGTATTTTCTTCAATATCATTAGCTACTAAACTAGCAGTTCTGTTACCAAGAAATGAAAGAGAGTTCTGAACTAATAAATCATCAGTAACATCGCTTACTTCAGTGAATAAACTTCTGATGTAATCAACTTTTAAATCATTATCAGCATTAGCAGCTAATACCTTGATACAATTAGTAGCCCATTGATAGTTAATGAATTGACTAATTTGGGCACCAATTTGATATTGTGGTAAGAAGTCTAAACGAGTCATAGGAGTCCATTGATTTAATCCTCTGGGACTTTCCCATAATACTTTAACTTCTAATAAATCATCAGGTAGGAAATCTGGAACTCCAACTGCTACACCATCATCAAATGGAATTTCTAATATTCCATCGGCCGCTGCATCTACTTCTATAATCGCTGAAGTTTGGTCAGTTACTGGAATATTATTAGCTTGATAAATTTCTTGCAATTCTGCTAATGCAATATTAACAAATGGCAACTGCACCGCATTCGTGTAGATTTGCTTGTTAACATCATTTAAGCGCGCTGCGCTAAAGTTGATAACTTGTTCTACAGTCAGATTTACAGTTGCCATTTGTTTATAATCTTTCTACTTATTCTTATATTCGTGATAAGCTTTAATTGCTAATTCAATACTATCTTGACCTTCAGCAATTAATTTACCCTCTTCATCACACCAATGATATTTATTAGTATGATTGTTATTATTTGAATCAGGTAAAATTTTCCTGTAAACCTTAACAGGACTAAGCATAACAAGTTCCATATCTTCTGGAATAGTATACATAATTACCTACTTAGTTGGATTTTCAACAATTCCAAGCTTTTTGGCAAGAGCCAAATCAACAATACGATTACAAGATGGGCAAATGGGGAAGTCTGGATTCCTCAAATTACCACAAGCAACACATTGAACTTTATTCCTATCCAATGTAGTTTTCATCCAAGACCTATCTTGATATCCCAGATGTTCAGCAGCCATCTTCATTAAGCTATTAATAGAACGAGGTGAACCATTAGAATCAGCCCAACCTTTATCAGCTAATGCAACTAAATTAGAAAACCAATTCTTCTGTTTTCTTTTAGCTTCATTTAAGGCATCTTTATAATTAGTTTTAATATTTTCAATAGTTACTTCACCAGGGATGAAAAAGAAGCCTGGATATGCATCATCACTAATTTCTAACATACCCTGACAATAATCTTTAATTACTGATTCAGCAATTAAGATTGCTCCATTTGGAATTTCAATTAGTGGCATTTCTTCGCCAATATCCCGCCACCATGAACTAGGGCCAACAACTAAAATCTTAGGGTCATTTTCACTTGCCGCTGGAATGTGAAATGTTGAGGGCTGTAAAGTATGTTTAACTTCATTAACTTCTAGAGGGCAGATGCTAACGATGGTAGCCCTATCTAAAGGATTAGTCTGTTGACGAATAGTTCGCTTATTACTCGGGGCAATTGTCATTGGCATTTTCTTAACTCCCTATCTATTAATTGAGCTTTTTGCTCGAATCTAAAAACACACCAGTACCATCACTTAATGCATCACTTACATCCGTGTGATTACCATACAAACCATCCATAATCTTCTTTAATCGTTCCTTTTGTGCAGTCAATCCATTATTACCATCTGCATCTGGGTCTTTATACTGTGCAAATGGACTTGGCCCCTTACCTAATTTCCAATAGATAGTTTGTACAATAAGCTGACAAACTTCCCAATTTGGAGGTAATGGATTACAATTATTATCCCAAAATGGATGAATAGGTTCATAACTAATTTGTGCACCACACAATTCTTTTTGTTGATGTGGTGGCACTAATACTAGACGTTCAAATATGTAATGACGACTTAAATGAGGATATTTAGGAACTTCCCTCATTTCAGTAACTTTTCGAATAAAAATATCACCAGCACCATAATCTTCCCAGGTGCCATATCTTTTCTCATAATGGTCAGGTGCCCATGATACACGCCAAATTGGAAGGCCAGTAATTGTATCAACACCAAAATTATCAATTAGTTGCTGATTAATTCGTTCCCTAAGGAACTTATTTGGTTCTGATTTTTCATTAATGATATTCATTTTGTATTCTCAAATAATTTATGCGTTTATTGTATGCGCATCCCACATCTTCCTACTTAATTAACTTTCCCCCAAAAGTTAACAAATAAGAAGTTGAATTAAACGACCGTCTGAGGATAATACAACTTAGTGCGGGGGTCGAAGTATAATACAACAGGTCGGTCTGTAATAGTTGTATACGCAACCGCAATTGCACCAGCACCAGAACCACCAGTATTAAATCCATTAGCAGTACCAGTAGTCCATACGAATACAAGCTCATGATAAGCTAACACTGGAGGATTAATCTTCGTTACAGAAGTTGTACCAGTTAACCTAGTAAAACGCTGTGTAGGAGTAATGGTTGCAGCAGACGCAATAGTGGTAGGCGTAGGCTGTTCAATACTCTGTGCAACATTAAAATCATAAGGATAGTTTTCGACTGCCATTATATCCCCTTATTAACTAACAACAACAGTATAGTTACCAGCCGCGCCTGATAACGTAACAGTTACAGTAGTAGCAGCAGCAATACTGATATCCACTACCTTATCATTAACATCGGTTAAAGTCAGCATAGCAGTAACTGCATCAAAATGAATACTGCGCTGATTAAGAAATGAAACAGCACTCAAAGCCTGTCCATTTCCCATAGTTCCCGTTACAGTTGCACTAATAACACCAAGCATGTTTTTCTCCTATATTCCTTCTTAAATTAATAACCAGAAGGAATCTGTAAGTTATCGATATAAGCGCATGCAGCTGGATTGTTAACAAATACCTGAAATCCACATACCATGTAGAAGATTTCAGCAGTTGCAACACCACCTGATGCACCACGAATTTCAAAGATATTACGTCCATCAGTCTTGTAGAATCCAACAGGTAAAGTTTCACCACGGCCCCAAACTTTATCCGTAACGAAATCAATACGAGTCTTATCCCAAGAATAAGATTCCATAGTTGGCGCACCAGCCATAGACATCTTATCAAAATACATATTCAGGCCTTCTTCTTTAGGCTGCTTCTGAATAATGCTAATAGACTGACCAACATCCTCATATGCCTGTTTCTGACAAGGATGCAGCCACGCCCTAGGATTGAAATTATTATCAATTCCAACCCTATTACCAATCTGATTAATAGCTAATCGTGGTAATGGAATTGCAAATGCACTACCTCCACCATTTACACGATTGGCACGAATTTCAGGCGTAGATGCACGACTAAAACCAAGCCAAGTACCAGTTGAAGCATTAGAGTGATGATAGGGCACACCATATAATGCTGGCATACTTAATGGAGAAGTAATACCTTCAGTAATAAACACATCACCAATCGTAAGACCAGCAATGTTAGGAGTTAACTGAACAGTATTATTCTGGACGTCCCAAAGAGTGACAGTTGCGCTACCACGATTAGTAGCCATAGTGCTATCAAACACCTGGACTACCTGGTTAAATCTAACTAACTTTGCACCAAACGTATTAGTTAGAACAATCGTATCGAATCCTGCACCTGCCGTAAAACTTAAGACAGTACCAATCTGTCCAGTACCAGACTGCATCATCTGAGAATCAATCTGTTTCTTGAACTCATCTAATGCCTTAGCAACTAATTCCCTAACTGCATTTTTGACTGCTTTACGGTCACTATCAGTAGACCATTCAGTTAGTTTAGTGTATTCAATACCTTCTTTTAAGAATACACTCTGTAAAACTGCCTTGTCCCACTGTGGGCCAGAACCACGACCTAAATCACCACCATTAGGGTCAAAATATCCAAAGTTTCCACCCGGACGTAATGCTAATGGAACTCGCATCTGACGATAAGAAATCTTTTCAACATTCTTTTTCTGAATGTTAGTGAAAAACTTATCATCATAATCAAAGAGTGTCTGCACATCAGACACAACCTTTTCAAGTTCAAGTGCAACTACATTTGGTTCAATAACTGCCATTTGTGATTATCCATCTATCATTTATTACCTAATTAAGCCTTCCTTAATAAGAAATCAAGGCTTGACTCACCAGGTAATGGTTTAGTCCTGTCATTTTTATTTCCACTGTTATCATTACGGGTAGTGTTACCCCTATTGGCTCTCTCAGTTGTATCATTAATTTCTGTATCTTTAACCCTAGCCCGAGTATTCACGCCTTTTAATGCTTCTGCACGAACTGCTTTAATAATGGGTAATAAAATTCCCTTATGCTTAGATAAATAAGTTGAACGAATCCGATTCATTGATTCTTCAGAGTACTTCTCTTTAGCGGCCCTATCTTTAAGCTGCTTAATAATCTGTTGGAATCTAGTATCTTTCTCTAGTAAATTAGATGCTTTATTAAGAACTTCTTCAATTGCCTTAGTCTTAACAAACGAACCCATCTGTTCTTTTGGGTCAATAGATTTTTCAATAACAGACTTAACTTGATTATTCACAGAAGTCATAACCTTATCGGT